AGATTTTGTCAAGGAATGCTATCCGGATTTGCGTAAATGTATAAACGAGATACAAAAAAATACGATTGATGGTAAAATTGTATTTGACAATCTCATCAAAGTCAAAGATGCGTTTATACAGAATTTGTATAATATTGTAGACAAAGGTCTGGCACTTAAAGCTCGGAAGAAGGTAATTGAAAACGAAACAGTGTTTAACGGTGATTATACAGAGTTGTTAAGATCACTATTCAATTATGTACATGAAAACACATCAATAGCTGATGAACAAAAAGCAAAAGAATTAATAGTTATATCAGAACATATTTACAGATCCGCGTTTGTGGTAGATCCGGAGATTAATTTTTACAGCTGTTTATTGTCTTTAAGAGCTTAGCCCATATACCCAGCTGTATATGAAGCAGCGCCGGTGGCTCCCGGTTGTTTTATATCATCTTTTGGTAAGTTCTTATTCACTTTATCGGCCGTACCGGTTTGATACCCCGGACGGACAAAGTTGTCAACTTCACCTTGGTCTTCTCCGGATTCTTCTTCAACCTCTACTGGCTTGACATCTACTTTGTCTTTTCTTTTAAGGCTATCCGGCACTTCCGGCAATGTATCGTTTGGACCATTCAGTTCAATTAAATGTTGAGGTACCGTGAAAAATTTACCAGTAAACCTACCGGGGGCAGATTCTTGAGTTATATCTACATGAAAATCATCAACTTGCAAGGCTTGATCGACACTCGAATTGACAGCAGGCCTAACAGCCTTGACACTACTGACCCGTAATAGTAGGTCTGATTCACTCAATTCTTTTAATCCTTCAATGACCTGCGCGGGTGCTTTTTGTGACCAATCATCAGTATCCCAACCTTGTTTTAGTTTAATTACATCACCTGTTAAAAAACCACCCCCTTGAAATCTAGTAAAATTACTCTCAAAAATCATGTCAAATCTGCTTTTCATCGTAATTATTTATGCTGCACTCGGTTATTTCCAAGCGGAAACAAGCTTTGACGATAAATATTTTAAGCATGGCCATTAGAGTTTACACCGGAACAGCGAAACCAACACAAACAGAGCGTCAAACTACGTTTAGGGATCTACATCTAGATTTATCAGAAGAAGATAGCCCTCGAAGTACATCTCTGTTTGGTTCTACAACAAAAACAGACTTACGTACATCAATCGATGAAGGAGCAATCCTAAACAGCTTAAAAAATATATTCACCACAACCCCAGGTGAAAAATTATTGAACCCAACATTTGGTTTGAGTTTGTATCAATGGTTGTTTCAACCAGCGGATGAATTTACAGCTCGAGAAATTGGGGAAGCTATTGTTGAGGGTATCGAGAGATACGAACCCCGCGTAATTATAAAAAATGTAAACGTGAAGGTACAAGAGGAGAACAATCAATACACAATAGAGTTGGTTCTCACGATTCCCACATTAAGTATTGTCAACAAGACATATACCGCAATTCTAGAACAACCCGGCTTTGACTTTTTAACAAACACACCTTCTTAAAATTATGGCAGATAAATATACAGATTTTCAAATACCTGAAACAGGATATGTAACATTCGATGCGGAGAGTCTACGCGATTTAATCATACAGCGACTAAACGCGCAAGGTACATTCACAGATCAGATATACCAAGGTAGTAACATGTCATCATTTATAGATGTGATAGCGTATAGCTATCATGTGCTGATGTATTATCTAAACAGAACATCAACAGAGACGTTGTTTTCTGAAACAACAATATATGAAAATGTAAACAGAATAGTTAAGCTGTTAAATTACAATCCTATAGGTTATCAAACATCTACACTCAATTTTAATGCATTCGCGACTGAAGATCTAGTCCCCGGCTCATACACAATACCTAGATATACATATGTTGTGTCTAACTCAATTGCTTATTCATTAGATGCAGACGTATCATTCACAAAAAATACAGACACAGATGAGCCCATTGAAATAATAGGTGACAAATATTTACTCTACCAGGGTATGTGGGTTGAGCATCCGGAGATCATATCTTATGGCCAGGACTTTGAGACACACTTGTTACTACCAGCTGAAAAAGAAACGACAATAGATCATTTCCATGTACATGTGTATGTTAAGGACTCACAAACCGGGATATATAACCAATACACAGAAACTAGTTCACTGTACTTAAACGGTCCAAACGACAGGGTGTTTGAGAAGAGATTTTCTGAAAATGAAAATTATGAAATAAAATTTGGTAATAATATCAATGGCGCTCGGCCACTCGCTGGAGATGTTATACAAATATATTATTTAGAATCCAAAGGAGAAGCCGGACAAGTAGGTCCAAACTTTTTAGACGATCTAAAGATCGCGATGTTTGGTACAACAAAATTCGGTAAAATAAAAAATGATATTAAACCGGAGAATATAAGATATATTACATTTGATAATTTGGAGGCGATGTATTTCACAAACGATACACAATCCACAATCTCCCAGCAACGTGAAACAGTAGAGGAGATGAAACGAAAAGCACCTTTACATTTGGCTAGCCAAGATCGCCTTGTGACAATCAATGAGTATAGTACCTTTATAGATAAGAACTTTGGAAACATGCTAACTAGCTCTAAAATAATAGATAATGACACATATATCGACGGTCATATGAAATACTTGTCTCAAGACATTGGCATCGAAAATCCAAATCTAGAAAGTAGAGTAATGTTCAACCATTACAAGGCTTCCACATCAACACATTTTAACAATGTGTACATTTATTGTGTCCCTAAAATATCAAAAAACACATCTTCACAGATCATGACCAATTTTTTAACACAATCACAAAAAGAATTAATAACAAACATGGCCAACCCAAAGAAGATGTTGTCACATGAAATTGTGTTGGTTGATCCTGTATATGTCGGAATTAATTTAGGTGTTGTCACTGCTAACGAGATACAAACAGCGAATGTTACCGACAATACTATTTTAGAAATAACTAAAGAGTCAACTAGCTTGAGAGACGATGATGCGATCATACAGCAAGTTAATGACTTAATTTTAAATTATTTTGATAATGTAAACTGCAGTCTAGGACAACTTATTGATTTAAATGTTTTAGGTTCCAGTATATTGGAGGTGGATGGAGTTGATTCAATACACACCTCCCGGACTGATATTGATTTAAGGTCCCCTGGATTGAGCATGCTCATCTGGAATCCTGTATACACGAACGATGTAACTATAACAAACCAAAATATAAAATTACCGGATTTTAAATTCCCATACGTATACGATTCATTCAATTTATATAAAAAGATTAAAATTGTAAAATAAAATGGCTACGTACAGTACATTAGAAACTACTAGTTTCACCGATCTTATAGTACCATTTAATACATTTAATGGTATATCTGATATATCCACTGGATCTGAAACCATAACCGGTTACACATTAGATATAACGAAATTTAAATTTACACCTGACTTAACTGCACTCGAAAACACACAATTTGGAATCAGTCCTTCGAAGTTAATTTGGGACTTCGGTGACGGTACAACAGCAAGCGGATTTTCAGTTGAAAAACATTATCAATTTCCCGGCGAATATATTGTTACTACAATATTAACCGATCAAACCGGCAAAACACACAAAAACAAAGCGACACAAAAAGTAAAGATATTCAATTATATGCCTGACGCGCTACAGTGGTACACTCCTACGATTGCTAAAGAATATGGTGCTCAACCGGAAAGCTGCACATGTGGAGTCCCGAGTGATGATTTAACAATATATAGATACAACAGCTGGCAATCATGGCCCATGGTGAGTGGGGATGGAGGTTATTATATAAATTTATATGCGCAAGGTAGTTTAAGTAGACCGTTATCACCGGAGCAATATTGGTCGTCATCTGATATACATTATGTACCATCGTGGAGATTTGTAAGAAACAAAGAAAGTACGGTACCCATAGAACGCGTGCAAACCGACTACAACACAGACGTGTATGTAAAGCTTGTTGACGAAAAAATAGTACACACCACAAAGGATGATACGCAAAGTGTGTTCGCCGGGACGTCTGGGTACACGACAGTCAATTATATTGATGATAATTCCAATCGTGTTTTAAGTAATAGAAACAAAGATCAATCCGGTACAAGCCAAGCGACGTTTAAGAACACCAATTTAACTGGTGATGAATTCAATTTATCAAACACAACTGTTGAAAATAAGGATATAATATTATTTGCTGGGTTTGACACGAGCAAATTCCCTGCCACAGAAAGTGACAGAGAGTTGAATTTGTTTGAAACTCTGAAAAAAGAATATTTTCAGGTATACGAAATGCAAAAAGTAGGGTTGCCGATAATCGTAAAACTAAATACATTTACATCTCTGAATATATCTAGTAACGGCATAAAAAGCATGCCCATCACTAGAAACAAGTATATAAATTCACCTATTTCATTTTCAGTAAGAACTGCCGGGCCTAGCGGTAATGATATATGTACTGACGACATACCTCCATTGAGCTCTAGATGGGAAGCCCCATCATGGGCATTCTCCGGAGGTGACATAACAACAGACGTTTTAACTGCGCAGGGTTTTGTTACATTGTATTTGTCTGGTGAAGACACAAAATTTACAAGAGTGATTGACACCATAACATCATCTGAGGATTTTAAGCGGTGGGATGTAGGAGAAATACGCCCGGAGAACGACAGTGCTGGGAGCACTAGTGTGGTCAATAGTTTGGTTGTA